AATACCAATTATAACAATAATACCACTCCCTACATTAACTGGTTCTTCCGCCGCGCCCCTAGCTTCTTTGACATAGTTTGCTACACGGGGACAGGCGGCGTACAAAATCAAGCGCACAACCTTGGTGTTGCGCCTGAGTTAATTATTATCAAAAATCGCAGTGCCTCGCAGCTTTGGTTTGTAAACTACGGTTTTACCGCATCTACTTGCGGGGAAGCATATCTTAACAGGACCGATGCTGCCACTGTTACTGCGTATTCTCTAGGGACCGTTACTGCGGCACAGCCAACAGCCAGCAATGTGCAGTTTCAGGGTCTTACTTCAAGTCAGAATTACGTCGCCTACCTCTTCGCCTCCGCCCCCGGCGTCAGCAAGGTCGGCTCTTACACCGGCAACGGCAGCAGCCAGACGATCAACTGCGCCTTCACGACGGGCGCTCGTTTTGTCCTAATCAAGCGCACCGACAGCACGGGCGACTGGTATGTCTGGGATAGCGCACGCGGTATCGTCGCCGGCAACGACCCGTATCTGGCGCTGAACACCACGGCGGCGGAAGTCACGAGCAACGACAGCGTTGATACCGAAAACACCGGCTTCATCGTCAATCAGGTCGCGGCGTCCAACATCAACGTCAACGCCGCCACTTACATCTTCTTGGCCATCGCGTAGGGACTGACCCCATGATCGAGCAGCTCATCAGCCGGGTCTTCTACGCCCGCAACCTCGCGCACTACGAACACTGGCGCACGAAGAGCTACGCCCAGCACAAGGCGCTGGGCAAGTTCTACGATGGCGTTGTCGAGGCGCTCGACGCGCTGATCGAGGCGCATCAGGGCCTCAACGGCCTGATCGGCAGCATCCCCTCGCCGACCGACACCAAGGGCGACAGCCTCAATATCCTCAAGGCCGACGCCGAGTGGATCGAAGCCAACCACGAAGAAATCAGCGGTGGCAACCGTGCCGTCGCGAACCTCATCGACAACGTCACGGGCATCTACCTCTCGACGATCTACAAGCTCGAAAACCTCCGATAATGATGGTCGACATCAACACAATCGTAACCGTCCTGACATTTCTGGGTGGCTTGATCGGTGTATGGACGACGCTGAGCAGTCGGCTGACGAAGCTGGAGACGCGCCTGCAGTTTGGCGACGAGCGCTTTCAGTTGATCGACCGCCGGTTTGATGAAATGATCACTCACCTGAGGCGCATTGAAGATCGTCTGCAGCAGGTGGCTGACCGACCACTTAACTGAAGGGGAGGCCTCATGAGCTTCTGGGATCGCTTTGAAAGCAGCCGCGAGGGCATCGAGGACACGGTCGAGTTCACGATCCGCGTGGCGGTAATCACACTGGCCTGCGTCGTGCTGGTCGTCGTGGCCGCACTGGTCGTCGGCCTGTTCGCGTCTAATGACGTGGTGGACAGCGACAAGGTCTTCGAGATCGTCGGCCCCGCGTTCAACATGGTCATCGGTGCGTTCGTTGGCCTTCTGGGTGGCCTGAGCCTCAACGCCAATGCGCGTGACGCGAAGCCCGAAGAGCCCACTCCGGTCGAGCCTGAGCCGCTGCCAGCACCTGAGCCTGAGCCTGCGCCTATGGCTGCGACACCGGAACCGACCCCTGCGACTGAAGATGACGATGACATGGCCCCGTGGGAGAAGTACCGCAACGACCTGCGCTACGACGCCAACGGCGACGGCGTGGTCGACGAGGACGACTTCCCAGACTGGCGCAACCCGAGGGCGTAATGACTGGCGACCTTTCCACCATTGAACTGATCGGACAGCTTTGGCCGCTCGTTCTTGCGTTCATTTCGCTGGTGATTATCCTTGCCAAGATGGACGTTCGCCTCGCCGTCGTTGAGGAGAAGGTCAAGGCGCTGTTCGAGCTATGGAATAAGAAATGAGCCTCGTAACCCTCCAGCAGAAGATCGGCGTCACCGCTGACGGTGCGTTCGGACCGGGCACGTTCAAGGCCGCTGCCGCCTACTACAAGCTGAACAAAAACCGCGCGGCGCACTTCTTTGCCCAGACGGCGCATGAGAGCGGCAATTTCACTGCCTTCAGCGAGAACCTGAACTACGGCGCGAAGGGCCTGCGCGGCATCTTCGGCAAGTACTTCCCGACCGAGGCTCTGGCCAAGGCGTATGAGCGTCAGCCGCAGAAGATCGCCAACCGCGTCTATGCCAGCCGCATGGGCAACAGCGTCGAGGCATCCGGCGACGGCTGGAAGTACCGTGGGCGCGGCGCGCTGCAGCTTACGGGCAAGGCGAACTATCAGGCGTTCGCGGACTACATCGACCGCCCCGACGTGATGGAGAACCCCAATCTGGTGGCGACTGAGCTGTGCTTTGAGAGCGCCCTGTGGTTCTTCGACAAGAATAAGCTCTGGTCGATCTGCGACCAAGGCATCAACGACGCCGCCATCCTTGCGCTGACCAAGCGCATCAACGGCGGCACGCACGGCCTCGATGACCGCAAGGCTAAGACGAAGAAGTTCGCCGGGTGGCTGCCGTGAACGTCAACTGGGGCGACATCCTGAAGGGCGCTGTGCCCATCCTGATCGCCTGCATTGCGTGGCTGCTGGGGCAGGTGAACACCTTCGAGACCCGACTGACCAAGATCGAAGCGTCGATGCCTGTCCTCATCACGCCAGACGGTGTACCCACGGACAGCCCGCTTTCGGCAAGGGCCAGAGCGGAGTTACGTGAGCACCTGACGGGCGAGATCAACGACTTGAAGGTGCGCGTTGGCGTCATCGAAAGCAAATCTAAGTAAGGAGATTATCATGGACCTGAAGAAAATGGTGCTCAATGCCGCCAAGAAAGAAGCCGAGAAGGCCGCCTTCAAGGGTGTCGTCGGAACCGTGCTGCCGACCGACAAGAAACCGACCCTCTCCAAGGGCAAGATGACGCTCGGTGCCCTCGTGCTGGCCATCGCCGGCCTTGTGTTTGAGTACCTATCCTGACCGTGGCATTCTGCCCAAAACTGATGTAGGGTACGCCGATGGCCACGACGATGACCTTCACGACGCTCCAGCAGGACGTGCGGCGCTACCTTGAGCGCGGCACAACCTATGCGTCTGACCCGGTTGTATTCGAGCAGATCCCGCGCCTGATCAACCTCGCCGAGCGCCGCATCGCGCGCGAGCTGAAGATTCAAGGCTTCATCAACGTCGTGAGCGGCACGCTGCAGACGGGCGTGTCCGTGTACGCCAAGCCCGACCGCTGGCGCGACACGGTCAGCATCAACATTGGCACGGGCACCAACAACAACACGCGCAAGGTCGTCTTCGCGCGCGCCTATGAGTATCTCCTGAGCTACTGGCCCGATCGCACCGCCACGGATCAGCCCGAGTACTACAGCGACTACGACTACAGCCACTGGCTGCTCGCGCCGACGCCCGACGCGGACTACCCCTTCGAGGTGCTGTACTACGAGCTGCCACCGCTGCTGGACGACGCCGTGCAGACCAACTGGCTGACCGAATATGCGCCGCAGCTCTTGCTGTACGGCACGCTGCTGGAGGCGACGCCCTTCCTTAAGAACGATGAGCGCATCCCCGTCTGGCAGAACATGTATGATCGTGCGGCCGCGATGCTGAACGGCGAAGATCTCGCCAAGATCCTCGACCGTGCGTCGGTTCGGAAAGAGGCATAAGCGGTATGAGCAACACCTATACACAAATATTTGGTGGCACGACGATCTACCCGTCGGATGTGTCGTATCTGGCGCTTTCGCTGACGGCCGACACGGCGCTGGACTGGCCGCTTGAGAGCAACACGCTCCTGCGGCCGGCGGCGCGCATCATCGACGTGACGCCGACTGGCGCATACGCAATCAGCCTGCCGCCCGCCGACGAGACCGGCGTCGGCCAGACCATCCTGTTCAACAACCTCGGGCCGTCCACCGTCACCGTCAAGAACAGCGCGGGCGGCACGCTCCTGTCCATCGCGCAGGGCGAGCAGTGGCAAATCTACCTGACGAGCAACACCACGGCCGCCGGTACGTGGCGCGTGTTCCGCTACGGCGCGGCCACGGCGCAGGCGCAGGCCTCCGCGCTGGCCGGCTTCGGCCTGACGGCGACCGGCTCGACGCTGTCGCAGTCCACGCCCGTCACGCTCTTCAACACGAACTACACGGCCGGCGGCTCCGACCGCGCTAAGATGTTTGTCTGGACGGGCGGTCTCGGCACGCTGACGCTGCCGACAGCGTCGGGCGTCGGCGCCGACTATTTCGTCGCCGTCCGCAACGGCGGTAGCGGCAACCTCGTCCTCACCCCGCAGGGCCTCGACACGATCAACGGCGCAGCCAGCCTGACACTGACGCCCGGTGACAGCGCCACGGCGGTGACGGACGGCACGAGTTGGTACACGCTGGGCCTCGGCCAGAGCGCCGTGTTTGCCTTCGACTTTACGTCGGTCAACCTCGGCGGCGTGAGCGGCAACTACACGCTCTCGGGTGCCGAGTTGAACCGCATCGCCTACGAGTTCACGGGCGCGATCACGGGCAACGTCGAGATCGTCGTGCCGAAGACGACCCAACAGTACTGGGTCTCGAACGACACGACGGGCGGCTCGTTCACCCTGCGCGTCAGGACGAACACGCAGTCGCCGGGTGTGCTGGTCGCGCGCGGCAGCCGCGCCATCCTGTACTGCGACGGCAATGAGGTGGTGGACGCCGAGACGGGCGGCATTGCCACGCCGGTCGCTGTTGCCGACGGTGGCACGGGCGCAACGACCGGCGGCGCGGCGCTGATCAACCTCGGCGGCACGGCCGTTGGCACGGGCTTGTTCACGGCCGCCACGACCAATGACGCGTGGACGGTGCTGGGCGTCGCTCCGGCGGGCACCGTCAACGGCGGCACGTTCTAAATGGCGTCGCGCGTCGTCCAGATACGCTCGCAGCCGGGCATCAAGCGCGACGGCACGAAGTTCGAGGGCGACAACTACGTCGACGGGCAGTGGGTGCGCTTCCAGCGTGGCCTGCCGCGCAAGATCGGCGGCTACCGCGCGATCAGCAAGTACCTGCGCGAGATCAGCCGCGCGATGCACGAGTTCACGCAGAACAGCCTGACCTACGTGCACAGCGGCTCGGCCAACCTGCTCGAGCGCTTCTACATCGACAACGGATTCAACACGTCGGTCATCACCAACCGCACGCCGTCAACGCTGGCGACTGACCCGAACAACATGTGGCAGTTCGACGCCATCGCCGCGCCGGGCCTTGGCGGCATGCAGCTCGTGGCGCAGGTCGCGCCGAACCTCGAGTGCATCTGCAACAGCCTCGGCGGCCAGCTTTTCTTCGGCGATCTGTTTGGCACTGCGCCGCTGCAGCCGATCACCAACCTGCCGGCCGGCTACAGCGCCACCGGCGGCGTCGCCGTTTTGCACCCGTACACGTTCATCTTCGGCAACGACGGCTACGTGGCGTTCTCGGTGGCGGGCGACCCCACGGACTACACCAGCCTCGGCTCCGGCGCGGCGAACATCGCCTCCCAGAAGATCGTGCGCGGCGTGGCCCTGCGCGGTGGTCCCGGCAACTCACCGTCTGGCCTGTTCTGGTCGGCCGATTCGCTGGTGCGCGCGTCTTTCATCGGCGGCGCGCCCGTGTTCCAGTTCGACACGATCAGCACGCAAAGCTCGATCCTCGGCGCGAACACGGTCATTGAGTATGACGGCATCTTCTACTGGGTGGGCACCGATCGCTTCCTGATGTTCAACGGCGTCGTGCGCGAGGTGCCGAACAACCTCAACCTGAACTACTTTTTCGACGGCCTCAACCAGTCGCAGCGCCAGAAGGTGTTCGCGATGAAGGTGCCGCGCT